GGGCAATGGTGTTAGTCATTGTCATGCGAGTGTCATCTGCAAATTTCATCCACTTGCTTCCATCATATCGAAATAATCTGTTAGGAAAGAAATCAGTTCTTAAAAAATAATCTCCACTAACGGGATTTCTAGGAAATTGTGTGCCCATTCCGTATGGTGCTCCGTTCGGTGCATCTTTTGTTCCTAACAGATATCCTGTATACCCAGAGGCATCTGGTCTGTCAGCTATTTCAGATGCAAGTTGTGAAATATTACTTGCGTCTATTTCTGTCTGATCTGCTGTTTGTAATGCAACAGTTCCGTCTTCGTTATATGCAACAGTATACAAATGAGATACGTCATAACCACTTAATGGAGCATCTGCTTCTGCTTGTTGTACAACTGCATTATTGATCTGCATTTCTTTTTCATAAGAAGACAACAAATCACGAAGTGTGTTATTTGATCCTTCTTCGGCAGGCAGATCTAAAATATCTTTATATTCTCTGCCATCATATATTTGTTTTAACTTGAGTCTATATAAGTGAGGGTACCATGTAGGCGAAAATCCTTCTGCTGCTCTATTGATATCCTCAATAACGTAGAATCTTTTTAGAGCAAGATCTAATTCATTAAGTGCATACTCGTCTTTCAGATGAGGTAATTCAATTACATCGCCGCTTAACGGCTTTCGACCGAGAGTTTTTACTATACTTCTAATATGTACAGTCATGAATAATGTATCATTAGATAAAAATAACCCAAACTGACTTAAATCAAAATCTATATCTTGTACGTTATATATTGCTCTGTGTGTGTAAACATCTTTGTCATATGTTCTGTCACGATTTTCGAGAAACAGCAAATCTTGTATGTTAGTTTCTTTTACTGCATTATACTGCGGATTATCCGCAGTTGCATCAGCATCACTTGGATTTTCAGGTCCGAGATACTTGTGTATATTAATGTCTGTACCGCCTATAGTGAACATTTCCTCGATTTGTCGATCTAGGAATTCGTAATCATTACCGCGTTCTGGTTTATATAAAGATAGTCTTGGCATATACATATTTATCGATAACATAAATACTGTACGGAGAACTCGTATGGCAGATTTAAAAACACAAAAGCAAGAAATATTTGATTATGTATACGCAATGCTTGGTGGCGGCATGGTCGATGTTGAACTTGATCCAGTTCACT